AGTAAAAGTCCTAATATGTCTATGACTACTTTTAAAATAAATGATTATCTCTCTGTATTGCCAGAAGATGATGATTTATATTTTACTAAATCAGTAACTGAAGATCAGATAAATTTATTTACAGATGAGAAAGTTCATGAAATTTTAACAGCTTTAAAACAACGCAGAAAAGCTGGCGATATGAATGCAGCTTTATTAACTGCTATATTTGTTTGTCTGTTTTTTTTCGGATTAAGAAAATCTGAATTAATGGGATTACAATCAAAAAATGTTGATTTAGAAAATAGAGTTTTAAGAGTTGAAGGTGCATTTGTTGAAAATAAATTAAAAAATAAAACAAAAGCTTCAGCAAGTAGAAGATCTATTGAAATAGATGAGATCGCCATTCAATTTCTTAAAGAGTGGCAATACTTTAGATTAGCTTACAAACCTAATAATCCTTATTTAATTCCAGGTAGAACTATTAACGGAGTTCCAGGTCCAATAAGTGATATTTTTATTAGAGATAATATGTGGAAATTATTTGCTCAACATGGTTTAGCAAAAATAAATTATAAACAAGGTGGTCATGTAAATGTTATTTCATCTCCATTAAGAGGATGTTTAACAAAAGTCTTTAGACATAGATTAGGATCTCACTTATTGTCGTATATGAATAATCCTACTTTTGATCCTAATAAAGTTAAGAGACAATTAGGTCATCAAAAATTTTCAACATCATCTGATATTTATGGAAATAAAATTGTTAGAGGTACTGAAGATGAGAGAAAAGCATTTGCCGAAGCTAAGGCAAAAGCTAATAGACATCATATAATTGCCAAAGCACTCCAAAATTAGAAGGTATCAAAGGTCATAGAGGCTGCAAGATCGCAGTCTCTGTGGCTCTGTGTAAGAAATTTATTGTATAATTTTTAAAGTTTTTACTAAATTTGCAATTTCATTACTAAGCTCAATCACTCTCTCTGGAAAATCTTCACTATCTAATAAAGGATCAAAATCTTTAGCTTCATCTAATAAAGTTTCTGTATTAGCTTGAATTACATTTAATATTTTTTGTTTTTCATTCATCTACTAATTTATTGATAAAAAAATAGTGAATACAACAGCTAATAAGTTAAGCCAGTTAAGGTAGAGTAATTGACTGGAACAGGATTATTTCTTGAAATCTATGATATTTTTATAAGTAGGAATACCATTGCAGCTAACTTTAAATAAACTCTTTGGACCTTTTTCGGTTAACTCATTTAATTCAATTTTATAACCATCTCTTTTTGGCTCATGTGTTAAAGATATTTCCAATACATCAACCAATTTATCTCTATATATTTTAAGGTGTTCGTTACCTTCTCTAATAATTACATTCTCTTTTTTAAGATATTCGTTTTCTTTTTTTAATTTATCTACCTCCTTGTGGAGCTCTCCATTCATATACTTGTGCTGCTTCTCAATATTCGCCATCTCAAATTTAGCCTTTTTTAGCTGATCTATTTCAATTTTATAAAGCTGAATATCTTTATCTAATGATGCAATAAGTTTTTGATGTTCTTTATCTAGTATAATTTTTTCTTGAATTTTATTCTTCATCTGGCTCATCCTTTGGATAATTAATTCTATGAGCTGTTTCTCTATCAGCATCATCTAACACTTCATCCATCACCAAATCATACATACCATTAGGATTTTCAATAAATGCTATTTCGGCTTTGGTTTCTTTTATTATTTCTTTGCAATGATCTTTTGCTTGTTCAAGCACAACAGTTAAATTTGGAAAATTAGAAGGATAAACACCATAGATATACAGATCATTAATTGATGCTGCTACTCTACTTAATCCTTGGTATCTTTTTTTTAATCTTTGTACTTTACTGTCTATTGGTAAATTATGAGGTAGGTTCATTTTTCCTCCATTTAGTATTTTCTATTTTTAATTCCATTTCTTTAACCTCCTGGGAGAGAGGCTCTGTTCCTTCAGTAGCTTTTTCTTCAGATTCAAAAGTTTCCTCAAGAACAAATGCCGCTTCTCCAGTTATTGTTTTAATAATTTTTGCCATGTGAAATAATTGTCTTTCCAGAAATTTCTTCTGCTTCAGATTTTGTTGGAATTGTAATGTCATGAGGTCTAGTAACACTCTCAACAACATTGCCTTTATTTCTTGTGGATTGAAGTAATGGAACATTATCACTTAAACCAACAGCGATAAGCTCTCTACTTCCACCTACTTTAGGCTCATGCCATAAGCTAATCATATATTTACAATCAGCATCTGGATAATCTTGCTCTTCAATATCAATATGAAAAAATGGAGATCTATATATAGCCATTATTTGTCCTCCAATATTGCATCATATGTGGCTTGCATCTTAGGATCATTTTCAAGAGCACCAGATCCAGGAGGATATTCATCGTCAAATTCCTCATACTTAGTTGCGTCAAATCCTGGAGCTGCATCTAAAACTTCATTTGATTTTGTAGATCTATGAATAAAAGTTGGATCTACTAGATCATCTGTTTTAACTTTATAAAATTCAGCAATCTGTTTCAGTCTATATGCTGATGGAATAATATCTCCAGCTTCATACTTTTGAACATTTTGATGACTTACACCAATATGATATGCCAAAGACTTTTGCGGCATTCCAAATTTTAATCTGCAATACCTCATGTTGCCTCCAAGCATTTCACAAAAAGAAACAAATTTTTGATCTCTAATGACTTTCATTATGGACCTCCATAAATTTAGCAATTTGTGTTTTAATCTCAGGCATGTTTAGCTCTGGTGTTCTTTCAGCAGTTGCAGCAAAGCACGCATTAGGCATTTCTTGAAATTTAGTGTGCATGTTCAAAAAATATCCAACTTCACCATTGTTGGTCATCTTTTTTTTTAGATACCAAGCTGTGCTATCCAGTCTTTGAACTGCACCAGTTTTTTCATTAAGAAATGTTTCCTTGTCATAGGAAATATAACTTTCTCTTTTTTTCCTCATAATAAATCCTCCATAAATGAGTTTCGGTTTAATGATGTAGCAAGAACTGAAATCAGTCTTGCCGCTATATGATTGGGAAACTCTATTGTTTCTCCATGATTTGATAGCAACAGCACCTCATCTTGTAATAGAGGCAGTTGGTCGAATTTTTCATGATCCATTTTTTGGCAAATAGTTTGAATTAATTGTGCATGTTGGAGCTGCTGCTCCTTTAATTGTATGTTTTCTTTTTGGTCTGGAAATTTTATTATGTTTGTTTCTATTTTAATTTCCTGGCTCTGGTTTTTTTCTGTACTCATTTTTTAAATATTCCTGATATTCAGTTTGAAATTGTTTATCTTTTTCAAAAGTTGATCTACCATTTAGTTCTTGGTTTAGCTTCCATACCAAGTAACTCATTGGTATCGATCTCTTCTGATTTTTCTTTGTGCATGTCATGAGCTTGAACGATGTAAGCTAAAGCATCATCGTAACTATCTTCTTTGAATTTATGTGTGGCTCTGATTAATTTTGCCTGAGCATAGAGTAACGGAACTTGCCATCCTTGAATTGGTTCTATTAAATGCTTGTCCAAGATTATGGACCATGAGGCAGCAATCTTATTCATATTGTCCTCAAATGATCCATATTGATCTTGTCTGGAACTTTCTAGTTCCTCCAGGCGGTTATGAAGTTTTTTTCTTGGCATCCTTACCTTTAAAATCCTCATGACCTTTTTGAACATAGAACTCAACAGTCTTTGACATACTTATCGGTAGCTCAAATCTTTTTTGAGAAAGCTCTTCAAGCAACTGATAAGTTTTAATATTAATGGCAACACTTTTGAATTTGTCTGGATTCACTTTATGCCTCCAACTCTGCTGGATTAAAACTTGTGTCTCCACCACCAGCACCATTAGCATCATCAGCTGGCTCTACTCTATAGAAGGTATAAAATTCTGTACCTTCAGCCATTTTGCCTTTTCCGCTAGCTTTTTGTTTGTAAGCACCGAAACGATGCTTAACTCCATCAACAACAATAGTTCCTGACATATCGTAAGATTGTGGAGATTTTTTATTTGTTGCTATAAAAGCAGCTCCAAGATCTGGTCTTTCTTTTTTAGCTTCTGTATTAAAATCATCTGACATTAAATAACTCCTTTGGTTTGCAGATTGGTTTTATGTATTTGGAAATCCTCCATAAATGTTGTGTAGGCAATCGGATTTTTAATCTTCAACTCTCCTAACATTGATTTATTCTTGGTTAACCATTCTTGATAAGATCCTTTGTGAGACACAGCTTCTAATTCTTTTAAAGCTTGTTGGATCTTTTTGTCTTGCTGCACTATTGCAGCGGAAACTTCTTCTGCTGAAGCTATGCCATCGGAAATAAATCCTAGGAAAGCAAGAGCTCTTCCAGTTGCAGATGTTTCGCAATTCTCCAAGGCGGAGCTTTGGTTTATTTTACTGGCATTTCGCTTCTCTTCAGCATGTCCAGTAGATACATGAACACCATCAATATAAATATCTGATTGCATCACTACTGTATTCACATCGATACTTACTATCTTTGTTACAATATCTAATGCAGTTCCAA